AGAAACACAAAAAGTAGAAACACAAAAAGTAGAAACACAAAAAGTAGAAACACAAAAAGTAGAAACACAAAAAGTGGTCAATTCTCCTATCTCAAAAACCACGGTCGAATATATGTAACACTAATGGGAAAATTTTGACTTGATTCTGTAACATTTATATGTTATAGTTCAATGTACAACGTAAAATATATCGTGTATTATGGTATTGATGTATAGTAAATATAACACATCAATCTTGACCATAATTATAAAATAGGTAAAAAATGAAAATATCAGTTATTAAACGCTCTGGCGTTAAAGAGCCTCTTACATTGGAAAAATGGCAGTCACAAATAGCAAAAATATGTCAAGGGATAGCTGATGTTAGTCAATCAATGATAGAAATAAAAGCACAGCCACACTTTTACGACGGTATCACTACAAGAGAAATTGATCAAATTACACTTAGGGCAGTAGTAGACCTTATTGATGTAGAAAGTAATCCTGAATTAGGTCATACTAACTATCAGTATGTAGCAGGTAAGCAACGATTAAGTATGCTTAGAAAAGATGTTTATGGTAGCTATAATGTTCCTAAAATCTATGATATTGTTGTACGCAATGCAAAAATAGGGTTATACACTCCTGAACTATTGCAATGGTATAGTGAAGATGATTGGAATAAAATGGAGTCCTTCATAGACCATGGACAAGATGAGCAATATGGCTACGCGGCTATTGAACAGTTAATTGAAAAGTATTTGGTACGAAATCGTAGTACGAAAGAAATTTACGAAACCCCGCAGATTCGCTATATGATCGCGGCAGCTACAATCTTTCACAAAGAAGAGCCACTTACAGCAAGATTAAAATATATCAAGGAATATTATAATGCAGCCTCTGACGGTTTATTTACTCTCGCTACTCCTGTTCTTGCCGGACTTGGAACTCCCACTAAACAGTTTAGTAGTTGTGTACTCATTCGCAGTGATGATGATCTTGACTCCATTTTTGCTAGTGGAGAGATGATGGCTAAATATGCTAGCAAACGTGCTGGCATTGGATTAGAGATTGGTAGACTACGTCCATTGGGTAGTCCAATTAGAGGAGGCGAGATCATGCATACTGGCATGATTCCGTTCTTAAAGAAATGGTTTGGGGACTTACGTTCCTGTTCACAAGGAGGGATCAGAAATGCGTCAGCTACTGTGTTCTATCCGATTTGGCATCATCAATTTGATGACCTTATTGTGCTCAAAAATAATCAAGGAACAGAAGAAACCCGAGTCAGACATATGGACTATGGTGTCGTACTCTCAGCATTCTTCTGGCGTAGGTTTAAGAACAAAGAGAATATTACGTTCTTCGACCCGAACCAAGTACCCGACCTCTACGAAGCCTTCTACTCAAATACAGAAAAGTTCGAAGAACTCTATGTAACATACGAAAATCAAATAGGTCTTCGTAAAAAAACTATGAGTGCTGAAGAAGTATTCAAAAGTGGAATCTTAAAAGAACGCACAGATACAGGACGTATCTATTTGGTATTCATAGATAACGTTATGAAACAGGGTCCATTTGATCCAGAGTACCATACTATTTACCAGAGTAATCTTTGTTGTGAAATTCTACTTCCTACTAAACCCTTTAAACGTTTGGACGACAGCAATGGTCGTATCGCTCTTTGCACCTTGGGCTCAATCAATTGGGGTGCGTTCCGTAACCCAGAAGACATGCGCCGTGCTTGCCGTATACTTCAGCGTAGTCTTTGTAATATACTCGATTATCAAGATTATCTCTCCATCCAGTCTAAATTAAGCAACGACGAAATTCAACCACTGGGTATAGGAGTAACTAACCTAGCGTATTGGCATGCTAAACGCGGATACAGGTATGGTGAAAAAGATGCCCTACAAGATGTTAGAGATTGGATGGAACATCAAGCCTATTACTTAACCGAAGCTACAGTTGAACTAGCCAAAGAACGCGGCCCATGTAAAGAAAGTCATAAAACCAGATATGGTAAAGGTATATTTCCTTGGGAGTTACGAGCAGAAGCTGTTAATGATTTAGCTAGCTTTATTCCTGATCTTGACTGGGAAACTCTTAGAGAAAACATGATAAAATATGGGGTTCGCAATGCTACATTAATGGCTATAGCACCAGTTGAATCTTCATCGGTAGTTATTAATTCTACAAATGGTATTGAGATGCCAATGAGTTTAATTTCTGTTAAAGAAAGTAAAGCTGGATCTTTTGTTCAAGTGGTCCCTGAATATCAAAAACTAAAAAATAAATATCAGTTAATGTGGGATCAAAGAGACTGTGATGGTTACATCAAAACTGCCGCTGTATTGGCTGCTTATGTCGATCAAAGCATAAGTACTAATACTTTCTATAACCCTGCATTTTTTCCTGATCGTAAAGTCCCCACGACACTAATAGCTAAGAATCTAATGCAAGCACATATTTGGGGCCTAAAAACCTTCTACTATAGTTTGATTAATAAAGCAGGTAGTAAAGCAGTTGCAGACGAGGCACCATCTATGTTAGAACCCATTGACTATGACAACGAAGAAGATTGTTTGGCCTGTAAATTATAAGGATAATAAGCTATGTTAGAACACATTTGTAAAATTGTGTTAGCAAGTGGGAAGTTTTAATGACCGCTAGGAGTAATTTGGCACAAGGCAGAGAAAGCTATGATGCTGAACTAAGTACAGGTTTAGTTGAATTTTTCAATAGAAATATCACGCCTTATCCTACAGAATCAAGCGGGCCAAAGTTTGATTTGATCCCTGTAACAAAACAGAAAGATCAAATGGTAAATGTCGCTAGAATGTATGCACAACAAGAATATAATAGAATTATGGATTTGGTGCAGGTACTTCAAACGCAGGCTGCAGGTATTAAACGTAGACTAGAAATCACTGATGCCATACATGCTGCACAATATAATTTTCAAGTATATCATGGACAGATATATTGGTTAGCATATGACGGGTATAAACAATGCACGATATTGACGCATAATGGACCAAATGATTGGGGCGCAGGTGCGCCGATCCAATATGAATATATATGTAAGGTAAAATGGTTAGGTGACCATACATGGGTAGAACTTGACAAAGACGATAATTATAATTAAAATAGAAGAACAATATGAGTAAACAACAATATAACCTAAATACTAAAACAGATTACATCAATCGTAAAATGTTTCTAGACCCTGAGGGTCCAGTTACAATTCAACGGTTTGAAGAAGTTAAGTATAATAAATTACAAAAAATAGAACAAACGGCTAGAGGATTCTTTTGGGTACCTGAAGAAATTAGTCTATCTAAAGATGCTAATGATTTTAAAGACGCTAGTGATGCGGTTAAGCATATCTTTACTAGTAACTTATTAAGACAAACAGCACTTGATAGCATTCAAGGTCGTGGACCAGCACAGGTTTTTACACCTGTTGTTAGCTTACCTGAATTAGAAGCATTGATGTATAATTGGAGTTTCTTTGAAACTAATATTCATAGTCGCAGTTATAGTCATATCATTCGTAACATTTACAATGTACCTAAGGATGTATTCAATACTATTCATGATACTAAAGAGATCGTGGACATGGCTAGTAGTGTAGGCAATTATTATGATCAATTGCATATGATCAACTGCCATAAAGAACTTGGTGAATCAATTAGTGATAAAGTACATGTTAGAGCTATTTGGTTAGCTCTTAATGCTAGCTATGCCCTAGAAGCATTTCGTTTCATGGTTAGTTTTGCTACATCATTAGCAATGGTAGAGAATAAAATCTTTATAGGTAATGGAAACATTATTAGTTTGATTTTACAAGATGAGTTGCTGCATAAAGAATGGACTGCTTGGATGATTAATCAAGTAGTAAAAGAAGATCCTAGATTTGCTCAAGCAAAACAAGAATGTGAGCAAGAAGTATATAATATGTATATGGACGTTATTAGAGAAGAAAAAGATTGGGCTACCTATTTGTTTAAGATGGGACCAGTGATCGGGCTTAATGCGAACATTCTAAAAGATTTCGTAGACTTTACAGCAGCAAATGCTCTTAAAGAAATTGGTATCAAGTACCTTAATCCATCACCAAAAAGTACCCCGATACCATGGTTCAACAAACACAGTGACACTAGCAAAAAACAGTCTGCTCTCCAAGAAACAGAGAGTACAAATTATGTAATTGGAGTTATGTCTGAAGCATTAGATTATACCCAATTACCACAATTATAAGGAAAATAATATTATGCAAGCAGTTATATGGTCTAAGTACAATTGTGCCTATTGCGATCAAGCAAAGGCATTACTAAATCAAAATAGTATTCCATATGAAGAAAGAAAAATAGGTAATGGGTGGGATAAAGAAGATTTATTAAAAGCAGTACCAACTGCTAGATCAGTACCTCAAATTTTTCTTAATGAAGAATATATAGGTGGATTTACAGAACTTAAACAAAAATTAACACGAGGATAAAAATGCAATTTACAGTCAATGAAGTCTTAACATTCAAGATGAATAACGGGGATGAAGTAGTAGCGAAAGTAATCTCAGGTTTGGATGAGTATGGTTATATTACTGTTTCTGAACCAGTATCAGTGGTCACTACTAGTAATGGGATTGGAATGATTCCAACTATCATGACCGCAGAACAGAACTCTGAAAATAAACTAAATACTAGTAGTATTTCTATGTTTACTCCAACTGATGATAATATTAAATTAAAGTATTTAGAAGCTACAACTGGAATAAAAGTACCAACTAAAAAATTAATTATAGGGTGATATATGGCTGCCTTGAGTAGGGTAGGAGATAAAAATCAAGCGGGTGGTGCAATTATACGAGGAGCTCAGAATGTCATTGCTAACGGTATTCCTGTTGGCCTGCACGTAAGTAAAATGACCCCTCATGCTCCGTTTGGTAGACGACCTCATCCTCCTCACAGAGCCGCATCTACTACATCAGGTAGTCCATCTGTAATTGCCGAAGGTTCACCTGTTCTTAGGGTAGGATCCGGAAATACATGCGGTCATAGTATAGCTCAGGGTAGTCCTAACATAAATTGCCCATGAGTACCGTTGCTTCACAAACCCCTTTGGGAGTTAATTCACTAGGTGCAATGTTGCAAAACACTGGATTGACTATAAATCCAATTGTGTCACAATATGTAGGTACTTCTAAAGATAATACTGATTATACACCTGGTAAACTTGTAACAAATACCTGCTTAAATAATTTAACTCAAGCTATTCACGCAGCATATGGATTATTATTTGATCCCTCACTACCGTTATCGACTACAGTGTATGATAAATTAATTTCGATTGGATCAAATACTATACCATGTTTAGGAAATTCTAAACCAAGTACTTATAATTGGACCGGTCCTGCAAATACAGGATATTCAACTGCAGGAAATACCAACACAGGTCAATTAGCTACGTGGAATCCATATGATACATCTAATGTTAACTTTGGTATTACACAGTGGGGATTTATAAGATTACCTGCATTCCAAGCTTGGAATGAATTTAATTGGAATGGAATCCCACTTGCTGCTTCCCCTGAATATACCGAGTTTACTTCTTCGATTCAGATTGCATCGGGATATATAAATTCAAATAATACCACAATCCACTCAGTTTCTCAATCCAATAACTTCTTACGAGGAGTTTATAGTAATATGAGTGATTTGATAAGTGCAGATATAGCAGGTGTAAATTTAGCTACAACCGCCTTTGGTCAAGATTTAATAACTTCAGGGCGAGCAATTAATTTACAAAAAATAGCATTATTTGGAGTACCATCTGTATTATTACAAACAATAACAATCAATAATAGTTTGACACAGAGTCTTAGCTTAGCCCTATTATCTAGTGGCTTAACTGAGAATGAGATTTCTAAGATTATTCTTGGAACTGCATCAGGTGTTACTAAAGAACAAGAACAAAAAATATACGGAGCTTTTTTAATTATAGTAGGAATAGACTTAGAAGAAATTTTAATTCCATTAAACTGCAAAACCAAAGGATTACAGTCACTAGCAGACTTGCTCAATATAAAAAAATTATTTCCAAATAGTTATACGTCTATGACTGTTCCCGTATATAACACTACGCAAGGTCCTACAAATAGTAAAACATATTATCCAATATTCGAAAATGAAAGTGTTAATGGGAGATTATCCTCTCCTACAGTACAAAGACAAATAGGTGTTATAAATCCAAATGGTGCGCCCATTACTGTACCAAGTGCTACTGGTGCATTTCAACTTGCTGAACCTGGATTTGGATCGTTTCTTATTGGAATATTACCCGACGATATAGCCATATCTACCGGTGCATTTTCTGTTGCTATGCAACAAATTAATAATATAACAGGTGTTGATATTGAAAAATTTGCACAAGTGGTTTTTTCTATTGAAACTACTAAAGGGTTAAATCTTATTAATGGAACAAGTATACCAGTTGACCTTAATTTAAGAAATTTAGCATATGATAGTCTAGCCAATGGCACAGGGCCTTCAGGCTCATATACAATGTCTGATTTTTTTGGTGCAATGTCGGGTCTCCCGTATTATTGGCAAGAAATATATAACAATATAGTAGATATACAAACTGCACAATTAAAAACAATTTACAGTAATTTATATGATTTAATTTCAACGCCAACCGTCATTAATATAGATTCTGATGTTGAAGCATTAATAAATCAAGCTAATGCTGAAATAGAATTGATTTTACAAAATAATCAATTAAAAGCAGCAAATTTAAATTCAATTTATAATTTAGTAGGAACACAATTAGCTACTGAACAAAAAACTCGTTATACCGCGATAGCTCCGGTGCCAAGTCCTGATAGAGATAGTAGACTTAATCCATATCCTAATACTATTATTAATTTTGTTAACTCTATTGCTGAATTGGCTCAAAGCACTGCACCTAATATGGAAGCTCAAACATTAGAAGCAATATCAGATTTATCAATTATAGGTGGACAAAGTATAGTAGGATTAATGAGACAACAAAGAAATCAAGTAAAACTTCAGTTACTCGGAATACCGCTAAACAACGACATACCTAGCGAGGTAGATCCCAAAATAGCTCAACTTTTGTTAGCCAATGGTACAGTGGCAACAGGTGTTAAGGGAGTACCGGTAAACGGAGTAAATTGCGACCCCGAAAATCCTAAAACAACTTTTACTCCCCCGGGAGTACTCATGAATGTGAATGCAAATAATGAATTAGTCGCCCCAAATCCATACGGGTATATAGATCCAAACACTCAAACTTTCTTAGCAACACCTAACTCCACCGCGATTGGACAGCAATCCCCGATAGCAGAAATATTATCTGCTCCAAACTTTGGGCCATGTTCGTTGGGCCCTGAAGATAACGGCACTGGTCCTGCATTATGCTCACCTGGAACGGGACCAACGATAGGTAACCCTATAGAACTTAATGCCGTGATTAATCCATTTCAAGTAGGGGTAAGCTTACTAAATAACAAACCCGAACCATTGAATTGCATTCCTATCGTAGTAGTAAAAGCAGGAGCTAGAATTGCAACTGGAAATGGATCTCCAGTTGATGATGGTCAAGCCGAAGCATTAGGAAGTTTAGGTGGGTCCCCTGATATTAATCTAGTGCCAATTAACATAAATACAAAGTACATATCAAGTACACTGACACCCACCTCATTTACCGTTGCTGAAGCAATAGAAGAAGTAATATTGTGTAATTGTGACTGTTGGGTGGATTAGTTCGGAAACCCAACTATCTTTACTTAATTTAGGGTTTCTGCTATAATTAGCTTCGCTTTGAAGCAAGGAGGGAAAAAATGGAATTTTCAGTAAAAACTATTAATAGTTTTATTGGGTTAGTATTAGTGGCATTTTTGGTAAATTATGTTACTATTTACAAATTCGGTGAAAAAAGAGAAATCAACACCGCTTCATCTTACGTCAATGTCAACACAGTTGATAAAACATTAGATTGTTTAGCAATCAATATTTACCGTGAAGGGGCAAATGAATCCTTTGAGGGTAAAGTCGCTATAGCACAGGTTACACTTAATAGAATGAATAACCCTAACTTTCCCAAAGACATTTGCGGGGTTGTTTACCAAAAAAATGTTATCATGGAGAAAGTTATATGCCAGTTTAGTTGGTATTGTGATTCATCCCATAGAAATAAAAAGATTGATCAAAAATTATATAATGAAAGCTACGCTGTAGCAAAAAAAGTTTTATTAGAGGGGTTTAGGCTAGACATGCTTAAAGATGCTCTATATTATCATGCTGTTTACATTAATCCAATTTGGCGACATGAAAAGATAGGTAAGGTCGGTAATCACATTTTTTATAGGAACAAAAAACATGCATAACCTTTATATTATCATCAATTTTATTAAAGATTTTATCACTAATAGACTTGGAAAAATTTCTGCTGAAACATTAGGATGGATCGCTAATATATGTTTACATGCTGCTACTATTCCTTCTTTATTGGCATTTATGACAGGGGTGACTGATATTACCCCCTCAGTTGATGTAGTGCTTATGCTATGGGCAGGATTAGGTCTTTTGTTCTTTCGAGCGGTTTTGTTGAAAGATTTGCTTAATATTGTTACTATTGGTGTAGGATTCATGGTTCAGGCTGTAACTCTTGTCTTAATCTTTTTCAAGTAATTATGGCAACATTTAATGTTTGGGTTAGATTAAACCCATATCAAACTACCCATGTACTTATTCAAGCTAATCATGGATATGATGCTAAACTTATTGCTGAAGCTCAATATGGCCAAGGAAATGTATTAAATTATACTGAAGTAAACCAATCAAAAAATGACTAAACTTCGTTCTAGCCCTGATAAACATAACTTTCGTAGAGAAAGTTATATAGAAAGATGCAAAGAGAAGGACCAACAACCTAATCAAGATTATCTTGATTATTGGGAAAAAATGATTGAACAAAGAAAAGAGGATGAAATAAATTCTGTGTGGCAAGAAAATAATATGGAGTACGATCTATTAACTTCTGATTACATTGCTGAAAAATGCAAAGAAGATATATATGCTCAAAGTCTTTATGCTGCCTTGTGCAACAATGAGTTTGTAAAAAATGAAGTGTGGCCTATACTCAATGAGAAAAAATGGAGTTGTAGCTGGCGTTATGCTGGAGGAATTGTAGCAGATATTAGACAGCAGGGCGACTACATGGATTGGTACTGCTCTGGTATGGGTAGTGGACTTGGTAATGGAGATGAAGATGGATCAAAGGGCTATGTTGGTGAAGGTGAAATTACTGAAGAAATTAAAAACGATCTATTTAAATTAGGTTGGATTGTTTTTGAATCCAACCAAGACTACTAAATAAAGAAAAGGAGAATAGCATGTCTTATTCATCTCAAGTCATTGACCACTATGAAAACCCACGTAATGTAGGGAAGTTTGATGCCGATGACACCGATGTTGGAACTGGCCTAGTAGGTGCCCCTGCATGCGGTGATGTCCTACGATTGCAAATTAAAGTAGATAATGAAACAGGAGTAATTAAAGATGCCAAATTTAAAACGTATGGGTGCGGGTCAGCAATTGCTGCGTCAAGTCTTGTCACAGAGTGGGTTAAAGGAAAAACCCTTGACGAAGCCAAAACAATTAAAAACACCGAAATTGCCCAAGAACTAGCTCTACCTCCAGTAAAAATTCACTGTTCAATACTAGCAGAAGATGCCATCAAATCCGCTATAGAGGACTATAAATCCAAACATTAAGAGGATAAAGTGAGTACTGAAGAAGATAAATTCAAACATTCTAAACGTTTGCTCAAAGATGAAAACGCAGTAAAAAAACAGGTTAAGATTGCCAAAGAACATGGAGTTCCTATTAAAGATGCTCATAAATTTACCAAACGACATGTTATGAATTGTGGTAATCCAAAATGCGTGATGTGTGCTAATCCCCGAAAAACATTTAAAGAATTATCTCAACAAGAAAAACGACTGTTTCAGGATATTGATAAAGAACACGATAGACATAGTAATGGTTTGAAAAACGAAGATTAATTCATGCCGATAAAGTATAATCCTAAATTTTTTGAGGCAGATAGTATTGAATGTGCTAAAAAAATAATACTAACAGACGATGCTATCCCAGATCAATGGGAAACAGAAACCAATTGGACTATGAATTTTTTTCGTGAAAGAAACTTGTTTGATGAAAAAAGTATTGTATTAGATTGGGGTTGTGGAATAGGAAGACTGGCAAAACCTATTATTGAAGAATTTAATTGTAGAGTTGTGGGAGTAGACTTTCAATCTAGTATGTTGAAATATGCAACTGAATATGTTAACCATTCAAATTTTACAGCTATCAATAATGAGGAATTCGAAGCACTTCCAAATGATTATTTTACAGTAGGTATATCAGTTTGGGCATTGCAACATACTATTAATACCGCATCAATTATTAATTGTATACAAAAAAAATTAAAGTTTGAAAGTAGATTTTGTGTATTAGATTCAAACGAAAAACATTGGCCAGTACAACAGGTAAAACATCAGTTAATAACTAGTGACGATATTATATTTAACATTAGTACCAAAGCTTTAGATAATCTTCAATGGATATCAGCTCCTTCTGATATGACAGAAATCTTAGATTATTTTTCTGTTGAAGAAATAATAGCTCCTGTATCTTCAAAAAATTTTGATGATACTATCTTATCAACACATTTAAATGCAGCATGGGGAGGAGTTTTAATAAATAATAAAAAATATTATTTTTATGGGCCACGAAATATTATCTAAAAAATTATTTGTATAAATAAAGATACACACACAAAGGAGAATGTATGTCTATTACTATTAAAAATCTAGAAAGTGCTTTGGCTGGCGAAAGTCAAGCACATGTCAAATATCGCTACTTTGCGAAACTAGCTCGGGAAGAAGGGTTTGAAGATGTTGCTAAACACTTCGAACATACCGCTGATCAAGAACTATTACATGCATGGGGCCATTTAGAATTATTAATCGGCAAACCAAACACTAAAGAGTGTTTAGAAAAAGCTATTGAGGGTGAAACCTATGAGTTCACCACAATGTATCCCAACTTCAGAGATGATGCCGTTCATGAAGGCAATGATTTAGCCGAAAAAGAAATGAAGGGTCAAATTGAAGAAAGCAAAGAACATGCCGAACAATTTAAGGCTGTATTAGCCAAAGCACAAAAAAGGTTCGATGCTCTAAAGAGAGTGGAACAGCGTCATGCCAGTGCTTATCAACGTATGCTAGAAGAGGTGCAATAATGGAACATGTATGTATAGTATGTGGCCATATCCACGATGAAGAGACTGAAGGTCTTTGGGAAGATTTATCCGATGATTTTGTATGCCCTGAATGTGGCGTAAGTAAAGATGATTACGAAACCAATTGGATAATACTTTAACATTAGTAACAGTTAGTAATATTAATCATGCACTAATGGAATTCTCTTTAGAGAAAACTATTAGTGCAGTTCCATGTTTAGACGAAATAAAAGTCTTTTCAAATAAAATGCTCGGGTTAAGTAAATCTTATGATTTTATTGATATCGTAGATCGGTTTTCACTTGCAGATTATTCGTTTTTTTTAATGAAAGAAATGAATCAATATATTGATACTTCTCATGTTTTAGTAACCCAATACGATGGTTTTGGGGTTAACAGTGAATATTGGAAAGAAGAATATTTTGAGTATGATTTTATTGGTCCTCCGACATCATTAAGTCATCCCCCGATAAAATCAATTTTAGCAGATTGTCGTATTGTTAAAACAGGTTGGTTTGTAGGTGGTGGTGGATTCTCATTAAGAAGTAAAAAGCTTTTAAACGCCTTACAGGATCCCAAAATTACTGCTGGTTTCTATAATTATTCAACTAACACAGATTGGTGTTCAGAGGATATTAGCATATGCATCATTTACAAAGAATACTTGGAAAAAGAACATGGTATAAAGTTTGCCCCTGTAGAGCTAGCTATTGACTTTGGCGCAGAGTACTTAACTGGATATGATGCTTGTTTAGGATTCCATGGCATTGAAAATATTCCTTTCTTTTTAACTGAACAAGAGTGTACCTTTTATATACAGAATTTAAAAATTAATCGTAGTTCATATAAGTTAAAAAAATTAGTAGCTAATATATTTTCTAAAAACTATAATACCTTATTGAATTCTGATTTAATAATAGACATGCTACAGCCATCACTTGATTACAATAACTAATTTCAGGATAAGATATCCTTATTATAAATAAAATGTTAAAATAGAGATAATATGTGGAGAATAGTTATTAACATTAAAGATGGTGCAATTGCTTTATTAAAAAACGGTAATTTACAGTTTTTTCTTCAAGAAGAACGATTATCCAAATTTAAATATGATGATAGCCCGTATTTAGCAATGAAAGTAATATCGGAGTACTTAGAGAAGCAAAATTTATCAGTTTCACCAACAATTATAATTACGGGGGCAAAAAAATACTATGAAATTCAACCCACTTTACATAATATAAATAAACTCGTTAAACATAAGTCTGTTCCAAGAATGTCGTGGACAGGAGAAAATCCCTATTGTTCTATTATGAGAAAAAAAATTAAGGATTATCTACCTTGGGCAGATGTAGAAGATGATGTAATTAAAATTAATCAACACTTTTCTAGTGCAGCAACGGGCTTCATGCATTCACCCTTTAGTGATTCAGCAATAATTGTAGTTGATTCTTTTGGAAATGGTTTTGACTGTCATAGATACGCAAATTATTTGAAGGAACAGGATAATATACCTGTAGATATATTAGTAAACGATACTTGGGAATTAGAATCAATATGGCGTATACATGCAGATAAATTTACCAAATATTATTCTAATTACGGAAGTAATACGATTAATTCAAAAGGTACCATCATCAATGATGAAGTTATATCAGAAATTTCTAATAATGCCGGTATTATTAAATCATTTGAAGCGGTAAATAATTTTTTAAATTTTCATCATAATGATATAACAAAAACAATGTTTCTGTCAGCATATGGTAAAGAAAATTCACGCATCGTAGTTAATAATAGTTTATTAAACAATAGCAAATTAATAAAAACAGAATTTCCAAAATCTAGCACTATAGTAGAAAATTATGATAATGAATTATTTAAAAACATACATGATCATTCGTGGCACGACGATCCTAATTTAATGGATGAGTATAAAAAAGATTTAGCATATGCTGTTCAAGAATCTGCTTTTTCTAGATTATGTAACCTTATTGAAAAAACAAAGGATCTTACTGGTAGTAATAACATTACAATCACAGGAAAAATTAATTATAACTATAGGATTAATTACAGAATTTTAAAAAAATTCCCACATATCACCTTTTATCATGACATATTTAGTCATTTTGGTGGAGATTTTTTTGGCAGCTTTTCTCAAAATATGGAACCAATAGAAAGCCTATATTTAGGTCCCAACATTGATAATTATTATGTGGATCAATCTTTTGATGGGTTTACATTGATTGACACCTCATCATCTGAAGTCGCAAAATTAATTACCAATGGAAATATTGTTGCACTTTTCCAAGGTAGAAGTGAAGTTGGACCCAATGCATTAGGAAATAGAAGTATACTATTTGATCCTACAATATCAAATGGTAGAAAAATACTTAGTAAATTAAAAAACAAAAAATGGTTTGAAAGTTATTCGGCAAGTTGCCTTTTAGACTATACTCATGATTGGTTCGATTTGGCTGGGTTAGCAGAGTCACCTTTCATGATGTATGCGGTAGATGTATTAGAAGATAAAAAAACTCTTATTCCTAACATTGTGCATTATGATGGTTCATGTTTACTTCAAACCGTTACGCACAATCAAAATTCAAATTTATATGATTTACTAGTAGAATTTAATAAAATTAAAAATGTTCCTATACTATTAAACACCGGGTTTCATCTAGAAAATGCACCTTTAGTAGAGACATTGAAAGATGCTATTTTTACAATAGAAAAATTAGATATAAATTATTTATGGCTACCTGATATTAATAAGTTGGCTATTAAGAAGTAAATAATAATTAATTGGGGAATTTATGTGGGTATTAGGATTAAATATAGGTCATAATGGATCAGTAGCTCTTTACAATGATGCTAATTTGATATTTTATGTTGAAGAAGAAAGATTAACAAAAGTTAAGTATGACGGTCATCCTATAGCAGGCATAGATGCTGCATATAAATACACAGATCACCTTGATATGGTTATAGTATGTGCTACTAGAAATGATTTCTCAACACAGTATGATGATGTATATAGAAAAACTATAAGAAAAAAACAACCATATCATGATTTTCAATATATTGAAGCAGGACATGATCATCATTCCGTTCATGCTGCATGTGCGTTTTATAACTCCGGGTTTGATTCTGCCGCTGCATTAATAATAGATGGTGCAGGAAGTTTTGCATATCAATCAGTTAATAATACATTATTTGATCAATATATAAGTCCAGAAATTTCAGATGCCAAAGAGATTAAAGAAGAAATCTTTAATTTGCTTTCAAGTGATACTTGGGAAGTTGAATCAATATGGTCTTGTGACTATGCTTCAACGATAAAAAGACACTATGCTAGCTACGGCACAAATCAACTAAAAGATAGTCGGCATATAGCTGAAGATGGAGCGATAGTAGAGATTTCAATGTCACATGGCATTGTTAAAAGTTATGAAGCGGTTACAACATTTTTAGGGTTTCATGATATAGAAGCTGGAAAAACTATGGGTCTTTCTTCTTATGGGAAGTTTAACCCGTACATACCTATATGCGACGGTAGACTTAATAATTTAGATTTTATTATTCCAAATTTTCCATGTGGAAACAGAATTAAAGTGGAAGCAAGTGCCGAAGCAAAAAAATATTCAGAAAACAATTCAGCTTGGCACCGTAACCCTAATTTAGTGGGTCAATATAGAAAAGATATAGCATATGCTGTTCAAAAATCATCGGAAAATCGAGTCATTGATCTTATTGAAAAAACCCTTGAAATAACTAAAAAAAATAAAATCGTTATGGCTGGAGGATATGGCCTTAACTGTGTTGCCAATTATAGATTCTTAAAAAGATTTCCAAATATACAATTTTATCATGAGCCCATAAGTCATGATGGGGGTCAATCCATGGGCGCCTGTCAACTTTATTATAGAAAATTTACAGGAGATACTACCAAAACTCCACTAAAAAGTTTATATATCGGACCTGATATTAGCATAAACTATGAAAAAGTCAACTACACAGGCTTTAACTTAACTGATGCTACTTCAAAAGAAGTGGCTGAACTAATCGCAAAAGAAAATATTGTTGCATTGTATCAAGGTAGAAGTGAAGCGGGACCCCGTGCATTGGGAAATCGTAGTATACTATTCGATCCAACAGTTAAAGACGGAAAAGATTTAGTCAATAGAGTAAAAAAACGGGAATGGTTCAGACCATTTGCAGGATCATGTTTAGCTGAATCCGTACATGATTGGTTCGATATGGCTGGGTTAAAAGAGTCCCCATTCATGATGTATGCTGTAGATGTATTAGAAGATAAAAAAGATATTATACCATCAATTACCCATGTGGATGGTACTTGCAGAATTCAAACAGTCACTAGTGAACAAAATCCCCACTACTATGAATTAATTTCCGAATTTAATAAAATAAGAAATGTGCCCATTTTGTTCAACACTAGTTTTAACTTAGGGGGAGATCCTCTAGTAGAAACAATGGAAGATGCACTGTCTACCCTAAGAAGGTCAGATATTAAATATTTATGGTTACCTGAGATAAAAAAACTAGTTACAAAATTTTAAGGGTATGATATACTAGTTGGACATGAAAGGAGTGAACTATGAAGGCCTATTATTTTGAAAATCTACTAAACAAAGAAAAATTTATATGCCGTGACCTTACTGATGTAAGGATGATAGACGGTGTGGAGTATCTCAGGGTTTTTAAATATGGCACCCAACGAGATTGCCTAGTCCGTAAAGATTCACTTAAAAAAATCCCCGAAAGTAAAATTAACCCAGCTAAATAAGCTTGACGGTTAAAAAGGAAATAGTATGTCTGTACTAGCGTTAGACATTTCAGGAGTTCCAAGACAATGGATCTCTTATGATAATGCGATTGCTTATCATGCCAAAAATGGTGTTGCATGGAGTTTAGGTGATATTGTTGCTAGATATCGTGGAGGTATTCAAGCAAATGGTGTTCAAAGTTATCTTGAAACACCTAGTATTATCGCTGTAAAAGGTCATGGGTTTGATCCAAATAAACATTCAAAAGTATCATTATGCAACAGAACTCTATTCGGGCGTGATAGAAATATATGTGCTTATTGCGGTGATTATTTCAATAACTTTTCTTCACTAAGTAGAGATCACATTGTACCAAGAAGTCGCGGTGGTATGAATAGTTGGATGAATCTGGTGACTTCATGTAGAGATTGTAACGCTGACAAAGGTAACAAAACTCTGAAAGAAGCTAGAATGGAATTGCTGTACCTTCCATATGAACCATCACACTTTGAAAATATGATTCTACAAAATCGTAATATTTTAGCCGATCAGATGGATTATTTACGTGCAGGATTACCAAAACATAGTAGAATTTTATTAAGTTAGTATATACTAATTAAATATCACTACGCCCTTTTAGTTAAATGGTATAACAGTTGATTTGTAATCATCAATTGGCAGTTCGATTCTGTCAAGGGGCACCAAATTTTTATAGAGATTATTATGTTTATTTTCTATAATTTTTTAGATCCTGATAGTTGTACCAGATATAAAAAAGTAATTGAAGATTTTTATAATAAAAATGTACAAATATATGGTGCAGAGAATGTTAGTAACTTTGCAAATAAATTACGAACCATAGACATTACGTATGACCCAATAGGTGAAAAAGTCACTAATTTTTTAGAATCTCAATTAAGACTTAAATTAGATTATTACCAAATAGCATTAAATGCTTGGCCAATTGGAAACGACGTTTCTATGTTACACAAGCATACTGAACAAGCCCGAAGTGGTGGCGATTATAATAGTATATTGTATCTAAATGATGATTTTGAAGGTGGAGAATTTTATACAGAACATGGGTTAGTACTTAAGCCCAATAAAGGAATGCTTACCTTTTTCGACGGTAAAAATGTAATGCATGGTGTAAAAGATCTTAAAGGAAATACTAGATACAACATAATTTTTTGGTGGCATAATACCAAAAAAGACACAGAGGTTGACAATAAATTCTACTTATAGTATAATACTAATTAAGCGACTGTAACTCAGTGGATAGAGTATCCGGCTTCTACCCGGTCTGTCGGGAGTTCGAATCTCTCCAGTCGCGCCAAACAACTGTATTAAAAATACAACACACAAAATTTGATAAATAACTAACCTTAGTGTATAATGTATACATACACTGAAAAATCAGCAGTTCTTTAAAAATCAAATTTTTTATGGTAGCCTGAAAAGGCTGCTATATTCAAGCACATTACTAAGAGTCCAGGTTCAGAGCGTGGCATAGTGTGTTTCTATATGGTAAGAGTAGGGTGACGGATAGGTGTTCTCTTAGCACTGGGCGTCGGGATTCCTTAGTCAGCAACACTGACACCATATTAAAACACATTACCTTTACCGAACACGGAGAGATCGAAAGAACTAAAAAGTGTGTTTCAATATGGAGCAGAAGCATCAATGGTGATGCAGTGGATTGTAAATCCGCCGTCTTTATGGCACGCCTGGTTCGATCCCAGGATGCTCCACCAAACAAGTCCGGTGTAGTATAATGGTCAGTACAGCAGCCTCCAAATCTGCTTGTGGTGGTTCGATTCCATCCACCGGAGCCAATTAATATTAACCTGTACCGAGTCTATTTAAGATATTCAATGCTCTGGTTCTTAACCTATTTACAAATTCTTCTTCAGAGAGTACACCTTTAGCTAGGTTACATTTTCTACAAGTTACTTGTAAATTTTCATAAGTGGTAGGTCCACCTTTTGATTCAGGGATCACATGATCCAAATGTATTTCGGCATTTATTAGATCATCATCACAGTAAACACAATGTAAACCGTCTCGTTCTATAACACGTCGGCGTATAAATGAAGATATACGGTCTTTAGTTTGTAACATAATAATATTTATGCACCCATCTTCTAATGGTTAGGAAATCAGATTTTCATTCTGGTAATCGGGGTTCGATTCCCCGTGGGTGTACCAAATTGCCTTTGTAGTTAAATGGTATAACGGCCGCTTGATAAGCGGTTATTACAAGTTCAATTCTTGTCGAAGGCACCAAATATCATTGTTGCTAAAAAACAACTAGCAACAAGCGTTTGACAATTAATCGGTGGTAAAGTATAATAGTTTCTGTAGTGAGAAAAAACGAACACGAAAGGAACGATCATGCAAGTATATGTTTTAATCGCTGATGAAGGGCGCGAAGGAACGGAAGTTCTCGGTGTCTATGAATCACGATCACAGGCAGTTGACGCCGCTCGTGAATATACTGGTGATTTTGGAGATTACGGATTTTTCGTTGAAACTCGTGTAATAGGAGCTCCCCCTGAAGAGGGCTGGGACTCTCGTTTTCAGGAGCGTATAGTTTTGTAAGTTTATATTGGTCCATAACTCAATTGGTCAGAGTACTAATCTTTTAAATTAGGAGTTCCCGGTTCGAATCCGGGTGGACCAACCAAGAATATTCCCTGATTGTATAGTTAATAATACAATAAAAATTTCTATTCCGCAGAACCCGAGCAAGGTGCATGGGCGTGACTGTTAATCACTGGTTAGTAGGGTTCGATTCCCTAATGCGGAGCCAAAATCTAACTATAACCTTTACTAGGCATAAATAAATGTAAAGGTTAGAGGTTATATGTCAATATCATCAAATAGAGTTAAAGCATGGAGGCACCGTTCTAAAGAACGAATGGTTTCAGCAATGGGAGGCAAATGCCAATGTTGTGGTTATGATAAATGCCAACAAGCATTAGCATTCCATCATATTGATCCTACAGTTAAGGAACTAGCATTCGGCTCTATTAGAGCGAACCCAAAAAAATGGGAGTCTATAATAGAAGAACTGAAGAAATGTATTTTAGTCTGTAATAATTGCCACAGCGAAATTCATGCTGGAGTCAGAGAACTTCCAACCCAATATGCAATATTTGATGAAGAATATAATTCGTTCAAAAAAATACAAGAATATGATTCTTGTCCACAATGCGGTAATGACAAACCAATTACTAATAGTTTTTGTTCACCTAAGTGTGCTACAACAAATCGCAGGAAAGTTGATTGGGACAATATTGACCTCATTGACTTAATGAGTAAGTATGGAATATCTGAATTAGAAGATATGTTAAAAATTTCCAATGCTGCAATTTATAAAAGACGGAATAAAATTCTACGAGAACAATCAAGTTGATGATTTAGACATTAAACTGAGTGCGCTAGCAAATGTCCAGTCAGGTGCGAAGCCTGATATATAGTGCGGTGCCAGAGTAGTCCAATGGAACGGATTGCAAATCCGTAAAGCCGTGGGTGCGAATCCCACCCGCACTTCCAATTATTTCAGTACTATTGGGTTGGAGAATTTAAACCGTTATTAACTGTTGACGTTTTGTTTTTTGTGGTTGTTGTCGTTGTGGTTGTCACGTTAGGTTGTATTTTAGACAATTGATTAGATAATGATTGAATGCTTGTATTTGCAGCATTTGATACAGAAACAATTGATCTATTTCCTTCATTGCTAATGTTTGTTGCAGCCGTCAAACCGTTTGAACCAGCTGTAACAACACCTGTTATGCCAGCATCAGCAACACTTCTTACGGCAGTTAGACCCGAATTAGCCACATTTGTTGTGGCAGTTAAACCTGAATTAGCTACGTTTGTTGTGGCAGTTAAACCATTAGCTGCCGTTGTTGTCAAACCAGTTAGGCCTGAATTAGCTACATTTGTTGTGGATGTCAAACCATTAGCTGCTGTTGTTGTGACAGAATTAAATCCTGCAGTAGCAAGTGAATTAGATATGTTTGTTGCAGCAGTTAAACCATTAGCTGCTGTTGTTGTGACAGAATTAAATCCTGAACCAGCAATATCTGTATTCGATTTTGCCATGTTGTTGCTCATTGAAGTGAATGTTGAGTTTGTGCTTTGAGCAATTGCGGCTTGGTTATTACTTTGAGTAATTGCAACTTGACGGTTAGCACTTATACCATACACTTGTGTTAAACTTGGTAATACAATACTGGTCCATTGTAAAGCAGTGTCAGCTAAACTTTTTGGTGCAGCTACTTGTACATTCTGTGAACTATTGTTATTACCACCGCCCATGTGTAGACTCAGGACTGCTGCTACTTTTGCAGAACTGTCGCCTGATTTGGCAATTTCAGCAATTGCTGCATATTTAGCTGCATCTGCCGCGGCATTTGCTTGTGCAATTTTATGTTGTGCTGTAACATACATATTATAATCTGTCGATGCACATCCAGCAACCACTAGACATATAGAAACAATAGCTAACAATGATCTATTCATTTTATTCTCCTTAGATATTTTATACAATGATATATTGAACTATTTATCATTTTTTTGTTATAATAGATCTGTAGTCACGTCAGGGGTTCAAGTCCCCTACGGTGCGCCAATACCACATTTAATATTTTGCATAAATACTAGATGCGGTATCATCAATTATTAGTTGAAAGAATTATCAATCTACATACTCCAGAAGAAAAAATGAAGTATGCGGATAAGATATGGAATATGCTTCAGCGTAGTTATAAAAAGATTGGTGGCTTTAAAAGCGCCAATAGTGCTGAAGAATTAGCAAATGATCCAGGTTATTGGAAAGTAGTTCGTCGCGGTAATCATATAACCGCATTAGGTGTTTATAAAAAAGTACCTAATACGGATAATTTTAAAATGATCGCTAGTGCTACTGAAACAGAACCTAATCCTGAAGGTGGTTATAAAGCTACTGCCCAAGGTAAAAAAGACTATACTATGCTCAAAAATGATGACATTAAAACAAAAAGAGCATGGGCAGAATTAAGCGGACCTGCTGAAAAATTAATGCTTAAAGCTGGCGCAAAACCAATTGACAATAAATATGCTGAGTTTTTAACTGGTAAAAAGATATTAGATTTAAACCCTGATGGATATCATTATACTAGATTAATTCAGGGTGAACCACATGAAAAGATAATAGTTGGATTTGTTCATTTAAGTCCACAAGGTAAAGAAAAATTAATTAATTTAGGCTTTGATTTAAAACATCTTCCTGATAATATCGCATCTAAAATTTGACAAATATTCTATAGTTTGCTATACTATAGTTCAGTTAGTGACTTTTGGGTGTCAATATGATAGTTTACTTACATGGTTTTGCGAGTTCAGGCGCTAGTGATAAGGTCACCTCTCTCAAAAAACGGTTCGGTGACGATAAGGTAATCGCTCCCGATCTTCCCTTTGACCCAGATCTAGTGGGTGAGTTGGTCAATGGTATTGTCCGTGACTTCATGAAATCCCGAAATCCAACAGAAAAATTGGTATTCGTTGGCACTAGTCTAGGAGCATTTTACGCAAATTATTTTGGTCATCTATATGACAGTTGTGCTGTGTTAGTTAACCCCAGTTCTACCCCCAGTGAGACTCTTAAGGCTAAACTAGGACCAAACAAAAACTATCATACTGGTGAAGAATTCCTTGTTTCACTAGCACACTTGAATAAACTAGATGATATGCGGGAGTATGTTGATGAAATGTATTCCCCTAGTTTGGTAAACTTGTTTGTCGCTAAAGATGATGAGGTCATCCCGTATGAGTCTATGCTAGAAGGCTTTCCTTATGCAACAACAACCATCTTGGAAAACGGTGGTCACAGGTTTACTGAACATTGGGATCTAGTTGTAGACAGGGTAGAAAGTCTTTTAAAATAATTGACAAATAATTAGGTGTCATGTACAATGTATACATACACTGAGAAATCAGAAGTTCTTTAAAAATTAAGTAGTTTTTAAGTTAAAATTTGTCTTTACCGATAAATACTCATAACAGGAGAACATCATGTTATGTGATTATGGATGTGGTAAAGCCGCAAATTTTATGCTTAAGAATGGTAAAAATTGTTGTAGTAAAAGACCGGCAGGTTGCGAAGTTTTGAAAAAAATCAATTCTGAGAAAACTAAATTGTCGTATACTACTAACAAAAGACTTGCGGCAACAACAGTGTATAACCGGTTACCGCAGGAAACTAAAGATAGAATGAATTGGGCTAAAGGTCAAAAATTGACTCCCAATGAATTAATCTTTACTGAAAATAGTTTATATGCTAACGAAATGGTTAAAGGCAGAATTGTTAAAGACAATTTGTTAGAGTATAAATGTGTAAAGTGCGGTATTGATAGTTGGTGCGGAGAAACCATTGTTCTTGATCTAGATCACATAAACGGTGACAACCGTGATAATAGGATTGAGAATTTACGGTATCTGTGCCCTAACTGTCATAGCCAAACTGATACATACAAAGGTAGAAATAAAAATAGTGGAAAACTAAAAGTAACTGACCAAGAGCTATTGACAGCATATGAAAAATGTAGTAACATTAGACAAGCGTTGATAGAAGTAGGTCTTGCTGCTAAAGGTGGAAACTACGAAAGATTAAAACGATTAATTGCCCGGGTGGTGAAATAGGTAGACACAAGAGACTTGAGAATAAAATTTGAGTGCCTTTAGGGAAATCTAAAGAGTAGAACCCGTCAAATTCGGTGAAAGCTGTAAAATGCTAATACCGAGCGAAGCCTAAGTAGAAATACTTTTGAACGTGTAGAGACTAGACGGCGGGCATCTAAGGTATCAATACTATGATGAAGGTATAGTCCAGACCACAAACTGAAAGGGTAGTGAAAACTATAGTGGTAAGAAAATCTCTCGCTCACAAGGCATGCCGGTTCGAGTCCGGCTTCGGGCACCAAGTATATGCCTCTGTAGCTCAATTGGTCAGAGCAGCGGACTCATAATCCGTTGGTTGGGGGTTCAAGTCCCTCCGGAGGCACCAAAATTGGAGAGTTGGCCGAGTGGTCGAAGGCAGCAGGTTGCTAACCTGTCGATTCACGCAAGTGGGTCCAAGAGTTCGAATCTCTTACTCTCCACCAAAACGTTCCGTCTAATAAACGGATATTTACGGAAGCGTGTCCGAGTGGTTTAAGGAACTGGTCTTGAAAACCAGCGGTTCTGAAAGGGGTCCGTGAGTTCGAATCTCACCGCTTCCACCAACAGTGCGGGTGTAGTTCAATGGTAGAACGGCAGCCTTCCAAGCTGCATACGAGGGTTCGATTCCCTCTACCCGCTCCATTAATATCCAATAATAAAAAAAACTAGCGACATACGGTTGACAAATAATCAGTAGGCGAGTATAATAGTCTTTGTAGTGAGAAAAACGAACAGATAAATTAGTTTAATTAATATTCACGCATCATAAAGGAAATTCAAATGTATTCATATAAGTTTAGTGTTACGCCCCGTTCGTTGCATGAAAGCGGTGGGTGGATTGAACATTCTTCAAGAAACTTTACAACCATTGTGCAAGCAAGAAATTCCACAGAGGCTACTAATATGGTTCAAGGTCAATATGGAAATTCTAGTAAGGTTCAGTTTTTGGGTCAAGCTTAATGACCTTTGTTGAACAGATAATAGAGTTAGCAAAAGAAATAGAACACGAAGATCCTATTGATTGGGGTATGCTTAATATAGATGAAGATGAAGCATTTAAATTAATTGCCCCTAGTGTTTTGACAAACTATCTATTGCTTGATAAAGATAGCCGTGATATAATGATGCTTTCAACTATAGTTAAACTAACTGTTGAAAATTTTGCACTCAATGTTAAGTTGATGCAAAAGTAAGATATTGCCCCGGTGGCTAGTGGAAATTGGTACACCTAATGGTCTTAGAAGCCATGCTTTTCCCGGTTCGAGTCCGGGCTGGGGCACCAAATTATTTTTTTATAACTTATACCTAAGATAACTAATAATATAACAAGAAAGGAATAGTTATGGCAAAAGGAATTGGTGAAGTACATAAACAAGTTGTTAAAAAAACGTCACAGGGCGGACGTATAAAGACTTCCACTCTGAATAAAACTGAAAAGCGTAGCTTTAAAAAATATAGAGGTCAAGGAAAATAATAATTAGGGACGTTATTTCAGTGGTAGAAGATTTCCTTTACACGGAAAGGGTCGGGGGTTCGAATCCCTCACGTCCTACCAAATAAGCCAAAGGTAGTATCATGAAATTAGTTTTTTGTTTACCAGGACAATCATTTAGTCGTGCTTGGTTAACATCTTGGAATAGAACAATTAAATGGCTATATGATAATGGTATAAGCTATGATGTTAGTAGCAATTATACCCCAGTTATCTATAATTGTAGAAATTGGTTGTTAGGTGGTGTTGGAGCCCCTCCTAGAGATTTTAAACCATTTAATGGAAAAATTAAATATGATTGGATTATTTGGATTGATAGTGATAGTGTATGGAGTCCACAAGATTTAGAAAGATTAATAAGCAATCCTGAACATAAAATTATTACAGGATTCTATATCCAATATAACAATCAAATTTATGCACAAGCGATAGAAGGCGAAAACAACACAATGCTTTGGCTACCTAGAGATAAGGTAGATATCAAAGGTGAAAGATTTGAATTAATAGCTACTGGTATGGGATTTATGGGTGTTCAAGCTGGAGTAATAGAAGCTTTAGAATTCCCTTGGTTTAGACCTGTATTATTTGGTGATGAGAAAAAACAAAGCTTTCTTTCTGAAGATACAGGATTTTGCTATAGAATTAAACAACTAGGCTATAAGGTTTGGGGTGATCCACAGATACAAATCGGTCATGAGAAATCATGGATACTATCAGGTGAGAATATACAAGGTTCTAAACCTTAATAAATACATTAATGCACACTCCCCCAAAATTTTTATTCTTAGATACCAATCTTCAGTGTAATCTCAAATGCAAAACTTGCATGTATTGGACTAGAGAAGAAGTTGTATTACCTACACATATTACTATTGAAGAACGCAGTGACATTATTCAAGAATTTCATGAATTGAATCCAAATGGTGCTGTAGTAATATGCGGTGGTGAAGCATTAATGAATCCTGAAAGATATTGGCCTATAACTAGACAATGCCGACAATTAGGACTACGATGTTTATCAGTGATGAACGGTACAATGGTTACTGATTTATCAATGGCAAAAAAGTTAATTATTGAAGGTCCCACTGAAATTACTTTATCTCTAAACAGTTATATACCTGAAATTCATGATTCAACAAGAGGTGTTGTTGGATCATTTGATATGGCTGTTAATGCTATTCGCTTGTTATTACAAGCGAGAGAAGAATTAAACAAATCTAATCCCGTATATGCTATGGCAATTATGTGTGAGCAAAATTACAGAGATTTAGATAAGTTTTATGACTTTGTTTTGAATGACATTAAAGCAGATAAGTTAAAACTTAATTGGCTTCAACCAATGTTTGGTTCACTAAAAGATAAAGAAGGCCAAGATCGCGGCGATAAGTTTTATGATAATAATGTTATTAGAGACCATGAAGGGTTATTTAAAATATTAAATGACTGCAATGAGAAATATAAGTTAAGCTTAGATCCTGAATGGATTGATACTGTCAGAATGTACCATCGTAGTGTTCATAAAAACAATGATGCTGTATTGGGTTGGGGAGGAAGTGGAACCGAAGAATTAATTTGTAACTCTTTTGATAGAAATATTATGGTAGATATGGATGGCATTGCCCGTTTATGCTTCTCAAATAAGTTCCCTGGGTTTAAAATTAGCAAATATAGTGATCTAAGAAAATTTTGGTATGGTACTGATAATTTAAGAGGTGTTATGTCAAAGTGTAAACAGTATTGCGGTATTAGCCATAGTGTTCGTAGGGTAAATGCAACATTAAAAGTGCAAGCGTAGCTAAGTTATATGGCACACCAACAACAGTTTGACTATATTCAAAAACTCAAATCAAGATTCCCAACATATTTCTCTAATAAAAAAGTATTAGAAGTAGGTAGTCTTAATATCAACGGATCAATAAGACCATTATTTATTGATTGTGATTATTTAGGAATAGATGTAGGGCCTGGTAAAGATGTTGATTTAGTATGTGAGGGTCAAAATCTAGATCATCCGAATGAAACATATGATACAGTTTGTAGTTGTGAATGCTTTGAGCATAACCCATATTGGGTAGAAACATTTAATAATATGTATCGTATGACCAAACTGGGTGGATTAGTTTTTATGTCATGTGCTACTACAGGAAGACAAGAACACGGTACTACTCGTACCAGTCCACAAGATAGTCCTCTTACTACAGGTAAAGGCTGGGACTATTATAAAAATCTAACAGCGGAAAATTTCATACTGAAGTTTAATCTCGGTAAAATGTTCTCATACTATGAATTTGAAATAGGTGGTCCAATCCCAGATTTGTATTTTTATGGTATAAAACAATAATGAAACAAAAATTTATTGATCTATATATGGATTGGGCTAAAAGAGTAGCACAATTGAGTTATGCCCGTAGATTGCAAGTTGGTGCAGTTATTGTCAAAGATGATTGTGTTATCAGTTATGGTTATAACGGTATGCCAGCTGGTTGGGATAATGTTTGTGAGTATGATATAGATGACGCTAAAGGATATGATACTGGAAAAACTAAACCAGAAGTAATCCACGCGGAATCAAATGCCATTGCAAAACTAGCAAAGTCTAGTAATAGTGGTAATCAAGCTGACATATTCATTACGCATAGCCCATGTATGGAATGTGCTAAGTTGATTTATCAATCAGGTATTAAAAGAGTATGGTATGAAATTAGTTACCGTGATGACAGCGGAATTAATTTTTTACGCAAATCAGGTGTAGAAGTTACACAAACTTAAATAAAAGGAAATATATGGCACGAATCAGTAGTCAAGAGGCTGCAAAGGCAGTAGGATGTTCATATGATTTAGTTTTGATTGCGGCGGCGCGAGTAAGGGAATTAAAGCGTGGACATCAACCTAAAATTAAAACAGATGATGGTCCCATTGTTACTGCGCTAACAGAAATTGAACAAAAATTAATTGGTAAAGAGTATCTGAAAAAAGTTAGGATAAGTAATAAGAAGTAAAGTTTAAATTTTTATATACATCACCTTCCCTTTCCATAAACCCAGTTGTTATAGAAAGGTCATTTGATGTAACACTATATGGAGTATAAAAATCTAAATTCTTTATTATAAAGTTTGGTTTGTTTAATACTCTTTCATGATAATCAAAAATAAAATCGTCTCCGTAATATATCTTAAGTTCATCGGGAATATTTCTCCAATTATCTTTATGTAAGAACATTAAACAACCAAAGCCCATACATCTACAATTATATTGTCTTTCTATGTCAATATCTTTTGTGGTGTTTGGTGCTTGTTGAAAGTTACTATCTCCAGGATATAAACCAAATACCCCGTTATCTTTTGTTATCAAATTGTTTAATTTGGTAAATAGATTAGTATCAAATGTTATATCATCATTTAGTAGGCATATTTTGTTGTTTTTTGCAATACACACGCCATAATTCCAAGCTGGGTTTACGTATATATTTTGACTAAAATTTACAACATTGATTTTAGGATTGGATAAACCATGCTTTGGTGTGTTAGTAACATCATTGTTGATGATGATAATTTCATCTACTAACGATATATCGCATAACAGTCTAAGAAAAGTTATGAATTGGTGTGCGGTTCTCCACATTGTGGGTACAATTATTGAAAATTTTTCGTTCATGGTTGACAATAAATAGCTATTCAAATATAATATAGTATTTATAGGATAATTGACATGGAAAAAGTTATTCGTGATGGTTTTGTAGCCGTACTATATAGCCCGGGGTACGGCGCTGGTTGGTATACTTGGCATGGTATTCCTGAGTTGATTTATGATCCTGTAGTCGTAGGTATGGTAGAAGCAAAGGTTTCTGAGAACAATATTGTAGAGTATTGCCATAAAAAGTATGATGAAGACGCATACTTTGGTGGTGCTGAAGACTTGACAATCTCTTGGATTGTTGAGGGCGAACAGTTTGTTATTGAAGAATACGACGGTGCCGAAAGCATTAGATTTAAATCTGACTTTGAATGGATAAGTGCCTAGGGTCTTTTAAAATGGATGATACGGTGAATACATTAATAATAATTTATGTTACTCTTATAGTTATAGTAGGACTAGCAGGTCTACAACGAATTAAGAAAAGGAAACGGGAATGAAAGTTTATATTGGACCCTATAAAAATTGGTTTGGACCCTATCATTTAGCTGAGAAGATCCTATTTTGGATGGATAAAGATAAGGACGACCGTGTCCATAACTTTGGTGAATGGCTGGCTCATGGTAGTGTAGAACCTGAGCCAGAATTCAGAACTGGCATGGACATTCTTAGTCGTAAAGAACGTCCCAATACCTTACTGTATCGTTTTTTACTTTGGGTTGAAAGCAAACGTAAACGTAAAATCAAAATTCACATTGATCCTTACGATACTTGGGGTATGGACTCCACACTGAGTATGATTATTCTGCCCATGCTCAAACAACTCCAAGCCACCAAACATGGTGCTCCCTTAGTGGACGATGACGACGTTCCAGAACATCTGCGTAGTACTGCGGCGGAACCACGAGAAAACGAATGGGATACTGACAGTAATCATTTCCTTCGTTGGGATTGGGTTATGGACGAACTAATTTGGACATTTGAGCAATTGCACCCTGATTGTGATTGGGAAGACCAATATCGCACAGGCGAGTATGACCTGCGTAGTGTTCCTTGTGAATGGGATGAGGCGGGAAAGCCTACATTATATCAAATGAAAGATGGACCTAATCATACTGCTGTAATTAACTACGAAGGTATGAAGGCTCATCAAGAACGTATTAATAATGGGTTACGACTTTTTGGGCGCTACTATCAAGGTTTATGGGACTGACCCAAGATTGACATTAATTTCCTAGTGTGCTATACTACATACACGCACTCTTAAATAAGGAATTTACTATGCATTTAGGTGAAATAAACAAAGCATTGGATCATCGTATTACTGGTGGTAGTGAGTATAGTTGGCAGTGTTACGGATCTAACGCAAGGTATTTAGATTATGAATCAGACCATGCTCATGCTACTGTGCTGTTTGATTCACAAACACAAATGGTATATGAAGCATCAGTCAATGCTAAGGACGAAAAGCTAACACCATATCGTTGGCTTAATCCTGAATATAAGGATGCATACTATGCTGAATCAGCCGATAAAAAAATTGACCCTAATAATGCATGGGATGATACAAATTGGTGTGATTTAGAAGTTACTGATGATTGGCTTGAAAAGGCCCGTGCTATCTTTAACGGAGAAAGTTTTGATAACCGAGTACAAGTACCAATTGATTTGGATGATGATCTGATGCTGGAACTGTGCCTAGAAGCGCATAAGCGTGATATTACTCTGAATAAAATGGTTGAGCAAATTTTAGAGATGGCTATAGCCAATAAAATATGAACGAGGCTATAAATAATTCAGTACACTGGATTATAGATGACTACAAATCAAATCGTTTACGCTTTATTATGGAGTTGGTTGCTTGGGCTCTTAGTATTGGGTGTGCCATTGCGATGGCTGGAACAGTACCAAATCCTCCACTTATGGCTCTTTATCCCGCTTGGATTACTGGTTGTGCTATCTATGCCTGGTGTGCTTGGTCTCGTCGCTCATTTGGTATGCTGGCTAACTACCTCTTGCTTGTCTCCATTGATTCTGTTGGTTTAATTAGAATGTTTTTTAAGGAATAATATTATGTCAGAAGAAACGCAATTAGTATTGGTTGAGTGTGTATCTATGTTTCGTATGCGTTACCTAGTTGAAGTTCCAGTTGGAACTGACAATTACGGTTACGATAAAAAAGAATGGGCACTAGACACCGTGTCCATGGAAGAGGCAAAAGAGTTTAGTCAACATCATATTGGCGAGACTATTGTTAGTAGCCGAGTTCTTAGCAAAGAAGAAGCATTAACTTTATGCGATCAGGATAATGACTATGCTAAGAGTTGGCCTGAAGAAAAGAAAATTGAACAATTTTTTACTACAGTAGGGGAACATATTGAATCCGTATAATCCAACTGAAGATTGGGCTGAAAATGATTGGGCTACCTTTACCACTTGGCTAAAGGGTGCATTGTATTCTAATGAAGTAACCGTAACCTTTACTAAAAAAGACGGCGCCGAAAGGGTGATGAAATGTACTCTAGATCCTGAGGTTCTTCCTCTTTCTCCTGTCACTGAGGGGAAAACTGAACGAAAAAAGTCAGAAAATACCCTAGCCGTTTATGATTTGGAAGCTCAGGCTTGGCGTAGCTTTACCATCAAGTCTGTGAAAAAAGTCACTTTCTCGATTCCCAAAGGTTGACGATAAATACCCAAAGTGATATACTACTTATATTGAGTCAGCAACTAGCAACACAGATCATGCGTAAAGAAACCATCTCTTTCCAAGTTCCCCGCGTGAAAACTCGGGCACACTTTGTCCTCTTTGCTGAGGACAGTCCCTTCAAGCCCAAAGCTGTGAAGCGAAAAGATTCCTACAAGCGTAAACCTAAACACAAAAATTCGTTTTTAGAGAGTTGAGCCATGAACTACCGAATGAGCGACCAAACAGTGATGACGGTGATTGTAGTGTTGTGGACTTTGGTTATATGTATGATGTTAGCCGGCATCGTCTAACGGTTGACAATAAATGGTTTTGGGCGTATAATAGATATATAGACTAGAGAAACGGAGATACAAATGGCAACTCGTTCAGTAATCGGTGTAATGCAAGGCAACGTTTATAAAGCGGTCTATTGCAATTGGGACGGATATCTAGCACACAATGGTGCGATTTTAAATCGGTTTTATGATTCTACCAAAGCCAATCGATTGGTTTCTATGGGACATATTTCTATCTTAGGCGTTGACATTGGCGAAAAGCACGATTTTCACGATAAGGTAGCTAGGCATGAATCAGGCTTTGCTTCTCAATGTACGTTCTATAACCGTGATCGCGGTGAAAATGATTCATATCAGACTATGGATAATTGGGAAGACTTCAAAGAATATTTTGTTGAAGCCTGCGGCGGTGATTACGCTTACATCATGAAAGAAGGTATATGGTATGTATGTACAGCCCGTGATTTAGTTTTGCGCCCGTTGGCTGCTGAACTTGAACTAACATCTGCATAAGGATTGGGTCAATGATTCAAAAATTTCTAGATTGGACATATGATATGTATCCAAAAGTCTGTTATTATCTTGAAATGATTTTTTATATCTTGCTTGGATCTCTTAGTATCGGTTATTTTGTGTGGAATTATCCTCACAATTGAGATTTTGATATCACATTGTGTTATCATTATACTAGTGCTGAATAGCACATTTTCATCAACTTAGCTTCGTAGTAAAGGAACTCAAATGGCTAATCAAACTTTTAAAGTCGCTGGTATCACTGCTCATGGTGACAATGTTAAAGTCCGTTTCACGGACGATATGGTTCGACGTATTAAACAATTTACGAAAGGTGGCGCAAGCCGCTGTGATTTTGTAGAATTACCAACTGAAATGACCAAGATTGAAGCACTTCAATATTTGGCTCAGCATGCGGACTTTCAAAGTCCTGCTGATCAGGCAACTATCGCTGATACACTTCTTGATAAGAGCAAAGAATCTAAGAAAGGTGAAGTGAAAGTTAAAGCTGAAAAAGCTAAACCTAGTCTTGAAGCAATCAAGGCACGTGGTAAGAAAGTAACGACTACGGTCGAAGATGTTCTTAACGCTACACAAGACTCTTAATGTAAAAGTTTTGAAGATAAAAGGCTCGTTACGAGCCTTTTATCCTTTATAAGATATCAAATTTAATATCCAAATCTTGTTTTGTATGCGGCATACAAAGATTGTACATCAGCTAAAGTCAACACCCCGTTGTATGCTTTGACTAATCCTATGTCAGCAGATTGCACTTCCGAACCTGCAGATCTGCTGAACATTCGTAATTGATTAAACCCGCCACCACCGGCATTTGTTCCTGTGAACGATGTCCCAGTTGGTTGAGTATTTGTTGCAGTGTACAGTTGTCCCAAACTTGTTGTAGTGTTCCATGTAGCCCAATTAAAACGCCACACTAGATCAGCACCTGATGAAGGTAAGTTCACTGAGAAATTGGGATAGAATGCGTTGGGATTACCGTTGTACAATCCTAACAGCCAGTCTTTACTGGCTTCACTTTGTGTGTTCAACAGTCGTCCAGGTGATGTGGCTATGCGTCTGTAAACCATGAATACTGAGTAACTTTGTCCTGTGACCCAGTTGGGTCCACCGTACATGACATCTGTTCCTAGCGAGGTGCTTTTTCTAAATAATCCACCATTGTCAGCTTGCCAAGAAATACTTGAGCCGGCGTTAGTCACTGTGATAGGATAAGCGCCTGCGCCTGCTACAATAGAACCATTTACAGGCACCGCCGAATAATTTGCTGCATCTAAATCATAAAATAAGACTGGAGTAGTAGAAAGAGATTTCCAATTTCCAATTGTAGATTGCATAATCCCACCCATTATGCTACTCCTGTACCGCTAATCATCCAAGTATCAGAATTTACTTTCATTAATGTTGCCATACCATAATTACTTACTGCACGGTTTGCCGCTGTTGAGTTACCTGCCATATACAATGTTACACCACTAGCCGCATTTACTAGTACATTTCCTGTAGCCTGAACAACAATACTAATTGCTGTACCAGTTGCAAATGTTGTAGTTGCATTATTTGGAATAGTTAATGTAAAGTTACCTGATGATGTTGAGTAGTAATGTTTGCCTGCATCAGATAGTGCAATTGTAGTATTACTTGCTGCGACTTGCGGGATATTCAAGTAACCGATAGCAAAACCGTTTGTGTTACCACTTATATTTCCAGTAAACACACCATCAGTAGCACCAATATTAGCAACATTAGCATTACCGGTAATGTTTGCAGTACCGGTGATGTTTGCACCAGTGCTTGTAACTACTAATTCAACGTTGCTACCGGCTGATTGAATTGAAACATTGCCGTTACTAGTAATAGTAATGTTTGAGTTACCATTCTGCAATAGACCGCTATTGATAGTAGTAATGTTACCGGTTGTAATGATAGCAGTTGTTGTGCCCAAATTACCAACGTTAGCATTACCAGTAGTCGTTAAGGTATCAGCATTGATATTCTGACTGTATAAAATTGAGCTTAATGATGTGCCAGCAAATGTGGAGTTTGCTTTGTCATAAATAGCGTTTATAATAGAATAGAATCCACCAAAACTATTTCTTGCTACGTTTGTGAGATCAGGTATCAATGTTTGGGTATTGTTTAATGTTAACACTGAACCAGCACTTTGCGTTATGGCATTAGCAGTATTAGCAGCAGCATAGACCAGCGTGTCAGAAAGTTGTAGTGTTCCTGCCGTCAAAGTTACCGGGCCCATTGAAACAACTGCTTTGGCCAAAACGCCGGCTGCGGCATTGTTTACAGTAAGCGTAAAATAATTACCACCAACTAAAACTGTTGTTCCTGTACCAGTAATGTTTAATGTAGCAGAAGATAAATCACATCCTCTAAAATTTGTATATGCTGAAGATGTTTTAGTTACTGCACCTGTCACTGTACAACCAATTAAATCAACTGACCCGGTTGCGGAAGTTGCCGAGATAACAAGATTGTTCATCTTCAGCCCATCAATAGTACATCCTGTTGTAACAGTCAATGTACCACTAATCGTTGTATTTTTACCCACTAACTCATGTGTGGTTAAAACAGTGTATTGAGTATCAATGGTTACGTTTTCTACATAATCACCAGGATGCAATACAATTGTTTTTCTTTGTCCCGCCGATGATGTTTCAAAGGCTTCCGCCAATAATGCTTTAGCTCTAGCAATAGTTTTAACTGGGGTGCCAATAGTACCGTTACCAGTATCATTAAGGGCACTCGGGCTAACATGAATTTCTATTGCATATCCTGTAATGTATATGCTTGATGCATCTATATAGTTGCTGTATGTGACAGCACCTGTTCCTTCAACATACTGTAAAACTCTTTTGGTTGCATACGCACTAGTAGCACCACTTTGAGAGAATGTATAATTACTCAGTATGTTTCCGCTTACAGTAAGATTACCGGTAATATTAGCACCTGTACCAGTAACTGTCATCGTAGTATTACCTACTGCTGCTATTGTTACATTGCCGTTTGCGGTTGCGATAGATACATTACTATTGCCGTTACTAATATTACTTCCATCTAATGACACTTGGGTGCCGTTAGCGTAGTTAACTGCAAAAGTATTAGCTGGTAATGTTAATGTACCATTTACACCAAAGGCCCATGTATTAGCATTGGCTGTGATATTAACACTAGTATTAGCAGTTTCACTTATTTGGCTACCTTGAGGCAACGTTAATACACCACTAGCATTAAAATCCCATAGACTAGGACCAGCGTTACCACCATTTTGTCCTACTGCTATTCTAACAATCTTTGATCCTGAAGTAGGATTAGCATACACTGCCGCTATATTACTAGTGCCGACGTTGCCAATATCTTCTACCCAAAGACTTGATACACCACCGTTACTACCACTTGATACTGATAGTAATGGTAGATTGTTAGCTGGCGCAATCAATGCCGCATTTGTTCCAAAGACACTAGTGTTACCTGCTATTACAAGATTGCTAGGTAATGTTAGATTACCAGTTGTGTCAAGAGTCCAAGATACTATATTACCAGGGTCGGCAAGATTGGTATATAATACCATATTTGCTTCAGTTCCTATCTCACCGTTATCAGCGTAAATAGCTATCCTGTTGCCAGTAGATCCAGACAAGTTTAAGTAATCTACTGACATAGCAAGATTAGCAGGACCCGTTAAATCAAACACATCAGACCTAATTGTAGGAGTTGCACCGCCGCTGACAGTTAAGATAGGATCAGTAGTATTAGGACCAGTATCACGCGGGAATGTTGTATTACCAGTATTGTCGAAGAGCCAGTAGTTTACTGTAGTTGCGTTATTACCTACAGCAATCAATACATTTCCTTCGCCACCACTTGGGTAATTCATTGCTATTGATGCAACACTATCGGGTGCGCTGGCATTTGCTGTCCAACCTATTACTACAACGGAGTTAGCACCTTCTCCTACAATTTCTAGACCCTCGTCATATTGATATATCCTTGAACCACTACCAGCTCCTGGGCCAATCACTAAATTACTTGGTGTATCTAAGTTACCATCTACACCAAATGTCCACGTGGCTGCGTTTCCTGAGTAGTCGCTGGTATTGATATTTATGTTGCCGGTGTTGGCTATTTTTACAGACCTAACATCATCACCGATGTATAGATCAAAATATTCACTATTGCCAGAGTCAAAGTGTATGTGTGAGGGTTGATCCCCGCCACGCACTCTTAAATATTGTACTGCACTATTAGCAATACTAGCATTTCCAGGGGCCAAATACAATCCACCACTGCCATCATTGCTGCCAGTGCCTATTACAATTTGGTCGCTAAATGTTACATTGCCTGTGTTACCTCCACCACCAATTGCTACTTGTGTACCATTAGCATAGTTAACTGAGAATGTATTACCAGGAAGTATCAAATTACCAGTTGTATCAAAATTCCATAAATAGTTTGTAGTATCTGCTAGTGTCTGCATGTATGTGCCATTGGCATTGGCAATTACATATGATTGGCCGTCATTACTTCCTATTTGTGCTCCATCGCTAGCTGCCTGTAATGTGGTTAATCCATAATTATTCCATAATATCCCACCATCTGACAGTACTAAATTGCCATAGGCAACAAATGACCATGTACTATTACCTGCATTTATGTTGACATTTGAAGCTGAACCAATGCTGGAATCAGGTGCTGCAATAGCTAGGAAAATATTTCCGGGGGTGGTTAAGTTACCAGTAGTATCAAACTCCCATTGGTATTGAACACCATTTCTATCGGTATTAATATAAGCACCACCATCTTCTACATAAATGAAGTTATCTAAGTTACCAGAAGCTAGTTCAGCATAACCACCAATCGGAGCTATAATATCAATACCATCTGAATATACAGTTCCAATACTTCCTTGATTACCCGGTATTGTTAGATTGCCATCTGTGTTAAAAGTCCAAACTTGACTATTTGCAACTACATTTACGTTGCCTAAGCCATTACCTATGATTTGGATATCTGCATTAGCTAAATCAGTTGATATATTTGCGGCATCAAATGTAACATTACCTGTGTTAGCATTGCCACCACCGCCATATGGACTACCATTAGCATAGTTGATACTTGATGTATTGCTCGGTAATGTTAAATTACCGTTTGTACTAAATCGCCATTGATTACTATTAGTTCTGTCACTAATGACAAAATTATTATTACCGTTACCAAGAATACCAAAGTCCCATTGTTGTGTAGCATTGGCTTGATCTTGTACTGACAAGTAAGCACTGCGAGGTATGTTGTAGTTGTCATCATATCCAACTACTGTTAGTCCAGGACCAGCAACAATTCCAAAATCAGTACTCTCTACTCTAGGTGCAAGAACTTGTAAATAAGGTGAGTAATCAAGCCGTTGTTGATATGCATTAGTTCCATTCAATGTTGGCATACCATTGCTGTCAAACTGTAGTGTACTATAGGTATCTCCGGGAGTGCCGCCCTGATTGGAGAACGTTCCTTGCCAGTTTACTTGTACTTCTCCTGAAGTTCCGGCTGAGGGTATATTGGTAAGTTGACTACCATCACCGATAAACGCATTAGCAGTGACATTACCTGTCGTAGTTATTATATTACTACCAAATGCACTTAGCAATGTTACAACATTGCTATTGCCATAGCTACTATTCCCACCTGTCTGTTCTGCCCAACTCAGTATACCAAACCCATCTGTCTGTAGTACATAGTTTGGACTACCACCAGTAATGGTAATATTAGTTACAGCACCTAGATTAGCTAGACCAGTGACGTTTAATGATGTTAGTGTACCGACACTGGTAATATTTGGTTGGGCATTTACAGCAACAGTGTTGGCTATGTTAGCACTGACTGCACTGCCATTTAATGTACCTGAGAATACATTGGCAATTGCCAGATTGCCTAAATTAGCATTGCCTGCATTGATATTACCCAATACATCCAGACTAGTTAGTGTACCAACACTAGTGATATTTGGTTGTGCAGCATATGCTACAAACTGCGATACTGTTGCTTGGGCAGCAGGAGGAAAATAAGAGCCTCCCGCTCCTGTTAATATTAAATTTCCTACGATTTGTAGGTTAGCTTTTTCAGTAGTAGGGGTACCAGTCATGTTTACTACGGGTACCAACGTAGTAAACATGATACTAGTACCGATGTCATTAAGCGAGGTGATTTTAATAGCTTGAACCATATTATATATTCCCTATGTCATATATATTTATGATAACCAATCAATTTGATTCTATCGTGATTTCTTAAGTTCCTCAACCTCGGCTTTAAGTTCTTTGATAGCTTCAATCAACAATGGTACTAATTTCTCGTATCTAACCGTCAAATACTTATCGTCAATCGGAGCTGGCACAACGATTTCAGGTAGTACACTTTGGACTTCTTGTGCAGATACACCAACTTCTCTGACTTTATCATATCCCAATGCTTGTGCTATTTCATTTGGTTCATAATAGAAACCTGATAATTTACTAACTTTTTCTAATGCATTGACAATTTCACCAAGCCTAGTCTTAAGTCTTTCGTCAGAGAAGTAAGCAGTAATATTATTAGTTGCACGAATCTCACCTGCTGTACCTGATGCAGCAGTACCGACACCAAGTGAATTAATTTGAGTGTTACCAGTATTTACGTTACCACTTACGTTAGCCGTACCAGTAATATTTGCACCAGTACCAGTTACAACTAATACGTTGGCAGTTCCAACAACAGAGAAGTTAATATTGCCATTGGCAGCTGGTATGTTAATATTACTATTGCCATTAGCATGCGGACCAATCAAGTTACCAACGTTGACGTTACCTGTTACGTCAAGGCCACTAGAAGTAACGTTAGCTCTAATAGTACCGGCAATTGCCATAACAATGTTACCACCTGAAGCGGTAATATTAGCATAGCTTGTACCATTAGATATTGCGGCGCCGCCACCAGCCGATATACCAGTTAACTGACTGCCATTACCAATAAAGAAGTTAGCACTTAAGTTACCACTAGCATCTCTTAATGCTATAGTACTTGCTGTGTTTGCAGATGCAGGTGTTGATCCTTGCAATGCGTTTGCATTAAGATTGGCCACTACAGTAGTTGAAGTGACAACTAATGGAGCAGTACCTGTTGCTAACGTAGAGATATATTGACCAGTAATGTTTGCATTGCCTGCTACGTTCATACCCGTGCCAGTAATGGTCATAGTTGTATTACCAACAGCCGCAATAGTAACGTTACCATTAGCAGTTGCAATGTTTACGTTTGAATTACCGTTAGAAATGTTCCCTCCGCCACCTGCTGCTGCCCAAGTCAACACACCTGAACCGTTTGTTTGTAAGAAAAAGTTTGCTGTACCGCCGGTAATTGTTACATTACCTACAGCCCCTAAGTTACTTGTACCGGTAACGTTTAATGCTGTTGTTGCATTGAAATAGTTGGCACTTATTAAGTTTGCGCCGGTGATATTACCACCGGCCCCACTGCCTGCAACTACACCAGTGCCAGTTACAACTAACACGTTAGCATTACCGGCAGAACTGAAAGTAATGTTTCCGTTTGCAGCAGGAATATTGACGTTACTATTTCCGTTAGATATTGAAGCGCCACCACCACCCGATATTCCTGTTAATTGAGAGCCATTACCAATAAAGAAATTAGCTGTTATGTTACTTGAACCAGTATTCAATGTACCTGCAATATTCACACCTGTACCAGTTACAACTACTACGTTGGCATTTCCAACTGCCGAGATATTAACGTTTCCATTAGCAGTTGCAATGTTTACATTTGAATTGCCGTTAGATATTGAAGCGCCACCACCACCCGATATTCCTGTTAATTGAGAGCCATTACCAATAAAGAAGTTAGCACTTAAGTTACCA